ACGACAGTTCTCCGCTCGGCACTTTTGGACTACCCAAATCTCCAATTGTGTGACACATCGGAGGACATCCACGCCGAAATTGACGAGTCAAATATCAGAGAAGAATATTCAGACTTGACACTAATCAAGGGCGACCGTGTCTTGGCTGGTGCTTACATAGGCTATGATTTAAGTCTGAACGAAGTTGTCTACAGGATGCCAGTGTCTCAAGTGGCTGGCGTTGACATAGAAGCAAGCAACCTTAGGTAAGGGATGGGTATGGCTAATTCATCAAAAGTTACAGTCTGGAATGCAGCACAACATGTGTTGAAGGTTGGTTCAAAGCGCCTAATCCTGCATCCAGGAACATCGTTTATTGTTGACAGAGATGATGAACTTGATTCTCTCGTTAACTCTGGAAAACTCGTGGTTATGTCGGAAATACACGAGCCAGTAGCCGAAGAGGCTCCAAAGAAAAAGAAAAAAGAAGTTGTTGAAACTGTAGAGGAATCAACAGTAGTAGAAGAAGTGACATTAAAGGAGAATGCCGAAGATTCAATACTTCCCGAAGAAGTTGATTGATTTAGGTATACTTCCAATAGATGTTGTTTTCATTGGATAACACACAGACGGAGGATGGCGAATGCCAGGAGTAAGTATTTCAACTGCAGTCCGCACTGGCCCTGTTAACGCTGGCCTTGCACCAGCGTCTACCTTCTTTGTTGTGGGTGAGACAGAGCGCGGAACAGACACGGTGGCTGTCGCTGTAGGAAGCCTTGAAGAGTACACAACCATTTTTGGTGGATACGAAGCAAATAAGTACACATACCAACAGGTTCGTACCTTCTTTGAGGAAGGTGGCGCACGCGCTGTAGTCGGTCGCGTCTCAGCGAGTGGTGCAGATGTCGCATCAAAGGCTCTTCTTGCAAACCCATCTTCTGCTGCTGGAATCACCCTTACAGCAGTTGGCAAGGGTGATTGGGGCAACTCTATTTATGTGTCAGTTGTGAACAACGACGATGATGACTTTGGTATTACGCTTTACTACGGTGGAAGCCAAACAGCCAACATTGTTGCACAAACAAGTGGGCACACAAGCCTTACGACCGCCGTCCAGGCAATCAACAACAGTGCATCGTTCGGAAGATACTGCACTGCTGCATTGACAACTGGTGCAAGTGCAAACGCTCTTCTTGCCGACCTGGCAGCAACTGTTTTTACAGGTGGAGACGATGACACGGTTGCCGAGTCGGATTTCATTGGCGCTCTTTCCTTGTTTACTGAGGACTTTGGCGCTGGAGCAGTGTCAATTCCTGGACTTGCCGATGGAACAACCGACAATACAATCTGGGATGCAATCAAGAACCACTGTGTCGCAAACAACAGAATTGGAATCTTGTCATTCCACTCTGGTGCAGAAGCAGGTGATGTTGCCTCAGCATCAACCGATTATGGCGCATCTGACAACGCCAACCACGAATACCTAGCGATGTACTACCCATGGGTAACTATTCCTTCTGGTAGTGGTGTAAATCTTTCAATCCCACCCGATGCTTATGTTGCGGCAAATCGCTCCAAGACACATAACGGTACTGGAACCTGGCAGGCTTTTGCTGGCGTAACATCAGAGGGCCGTTTTGTAAATGGCCTTGAGACTTCCGTCAGTCGCACCACTGGAAACACACTTGATGATGCGCGCGTCAACGCTCTCCGCGTTATCAATGGTGGAGTTAGAATCTACGGCGCACGGTCGCACTCAACAAACACAACACAGTGGCGATTCATTACACATCGCGACACCATCAACTATGTTGTTGATAGATGCCTTGTTGCTCTAGAGCCTCTGGTTTTCTCAACCATCAATGGTCGTCGTACAATCTACGCTGATATTCAGAGCGCAATACAGGGGGTAATGGAGCCTATCCGTATTGCTGGAGGACTGTATGAAGGTTTTGATGCACTTGGTCGTCAAGTTGATTATGGATACACGGTCAGAGTTGACGATTCACTGAACCCAGTTTCACAATTAGAGTCTGGGCTAGTTAAGGCTCAGATTGGAGTTCGGGTATCCAGTATTGGAGACAAGATTGAGGTCACGCTCATCAAGTCAAACCTCACCACAACGCTCGTATAACGGAGGAAATAAATGTCAACCAAGAAACTTGTTTCTCAGCGTCAGGTTTTGGGAAAAATCTCATTAACCACAGGACAGACTGGAATTACTCTTTCAAGTACCGCTTTTGCAGATGCTTTCGCCCAGGTTTCTGGTGGAGAAATCACTGCTGCGGTTGAAAAGGTTTACCGTGGCGGCAATTTATTCCCAGAAACTCTTTGTGCCCCAGCAGAAATTGGCGACATCACTCTGACTGATTTTGTTCAGTACGGGAGCACTTCTTTCACTTCGGACATTGAAACACTTCGTCAATATGTTGGTAGAGCATATTTTGATATCACTGTTTCTGTGTATAACTGCGACATTTTGGTTCCTGGTTCATCTCGCTTTTACAGCAAGGCTCTTCTTGTGGGATTGACAGAAGCAGATGGTGATTCATCTTCTGGTGCGCCAGCAACATTTGCGATGACTTTCAGTATCTCAACCGTTGCAACGCCAGTGACGCCTGCAGGTGGAGGTACAGGTACAGGTACAGGTACAGGTACAGGTACAGGTACAGGTACAGGTACAGGTACAGGCGCTTAATTATTCTTTATAGTTGCGTTGTTTAGCAATAGCACTGTGCTAGTTTTCGCTTTATGAGCGATACATCATCCGAATTTACAGTCATTTCAAACATTGACACACCGTCTTCGTCTCTTTTGTCGCACGGTGACAACAATGTTTTGAACAAACTAAAGAGCGCAATTCAAAAGAAAATTGAACGCCCTCTGGTTGAAATCAATATTCCAGAGCGACCAGGCGTATCAATCCGAGTTTCGCCAAACATCAATCAAAACCAACTGCGTTCCTGGCGTAAAAATGCTGGAGAAGAAACCAAAAACGGCATGGATACCGTTAAGTTTGCATGTGCAGTAATTGCACACACCACGGTTGGTATTGTTGTTGAAGGCGAGACCGCCGTTAATGAAGACGGCCATGAGTTGAACTTTGCGTCTTCAGAAATCATGCAGATGACAGGCACCAACCGCCCTTACCCTGATTGTGTTAAGGCTTTCTTCGGTATTGAACCTCACATTGAGGCTGCTGCTGTAGCGATTATGGAGGCCGCAGGGTACGGTGACACCGTTGATGCTGTGGACCCTACGATGAAGTCTTCTACGAACTAGTAGACGACACCACAATTATTTCAGCAGCGCGTTTAGGTGAACTTTTCGGCACTGACCCAATTCAAATATTGAACTGTTCTGAAGAGGAATGGCTCATAAGAATGGCATGTGCTAAAGTTATTGAGCAGGACCACGCTGAACAGCAAAAGAATTTGCGCAACTAAAAGGCTGTATTTTTTCATGAGGTAAGACATGGCTGATGTCAATATTAAAATTGATATTGATGCAGACACATCTGCCATTGACCGAGTACGGGCAAAATTAATTTCTCTGTGCCGTGAAGTTGATGACTGCACGGACACAATGGATAAGCACACGAAGTCCCTCAGGGAATTATCTGATGCTGAGGATGATGCTGGGCGCAGTACTGGGAGAACTCGCGGAGGGTTTAATAAAACTAGTAAAGCATCCAGAACATTAAAGAAGATGCTTTCCAGTCTGGCAAAGTTTGGATTCAAGTATTTAGCGATTGAGGCTGCAGCGGCCTTGGCTGTTATTGCTTCCGCTGGAATCATCTTCAAGACTGGGGAATTGCTCGCGAAAGGCTATCAAATGGCCCTCTCGGGAGTTGCTTATGCCATGACGGCAATTGTTGCTGCCGCAGCAGCCGCACTTGCAGCAATGCGTCAATTCCAGGCTGTCCAGTTTGCCCCTTCTTTTAGTGCTGGGGCAATCAATACTGAAGACCCAATGAGGGCTGCATCTGCTGGAATGAAGATGTTTATTGATGACCAGCAAATGGCTGTACTTGGAACAAAGGGACTGACCGCTGCATTCAAAACACTCAACGACCAACAGCAAGTCACTGGTAAAACAACTGCTGTTTTTAGAGAATTAAGCAACTACACCGCTGGTATGGGCGGCGACATGGAAAAGGGTTCGCAAGCAATGGCGAAATTCCTTGCTCAATTCCAAAAAGACAAGAGAATGACGGAAGCGGTCAAAGAGGCTGGGAAGGAACTGGGTCCAAACTTCACAAAAATCCTCAATGAAGCAAACAAACTTGGCGCAAACACATATGAAAAATTCACAAAAGCCGCACTTGAGGGAGAACTTGGCGAGACCTTTGCAAAATATGCAGGTCAATTAAACGCTGTTAA